CTGCCATCTGATAACTCAAACCATCCTGCACCTTTATCAATCGGATATTCGCTTGGCTTGTCGTCTATCACTTCACCTGTGTAGCCTTCTTTTTGGATAAGATCATTATATCTTTCCTCTGAAACGCCACAACGGTTGCCTGAACTATTAATTATGATATATGCCATAAGAAATAGGGAGAGCCGAAGCCCCCCCCTTTTAAGATTAGATTATTGCTCTAATATCACCAAGTGCTTTCGGTCGTACTACTTTTGTACCGTAAACATGGAGTCCTTTTACAAAGTCGCTAAACCCTGCTTCTCTACGCCCTGCCTCAGTGCTTACAATCTGCTCTGCAAGTGTCCAAGCGATTGAATGACCGAATGGCAGGTGACGTACATCATCAGTGCCATCATTGGCTTCGGCTACGTTATTGGATTCAAATACTTGAAATCCTGCGATCCGCCCAACGATACCTGTTTGCTTAACATCATCACCTAAGTTAGAGGCAGATGTAAACTCACTTGATTGCTCAAGTAATGAAACTTCAGCAGGAGACAATACAGCCCATCTGCCTGTTTGTGGTACGTTGTTTAGACTAAGTAGTTCCTTAGCCTCTACCATCTTACCGTAAATATTAGAAGCGGTTAGCGCCTCTTTTGCAATTACGTTAGAGGCATCTGCGTCTGTGTATAGACTAAACATGTGAGTATCAAGCTCATCGGCAAGTGCGAAACTCGCTTCTTCCATATAAGCCTGCATCAGAGGCACGTTTGACTGCGCTTGATCTACATCATCTACTAAAAATGCAAAGAACTTCGCTCTGTCAATCAATAGAGATTGAGTTGCGGAAGTAAGACCTTGAAAGGTAATATCTGATCCATCGTAGTCACCTACATTGATAGCATCAGGCGTTTGGATCTTTACAGTATCACCTTCGTTTGTAATCTCGCCCTGATAGTTGGTGTTAGCAATCTGACGCGCTACAAGATTCTTTTTAAGTGAAAATAGGAGTTCACGGCTCCAAATCGTGGGTTTAAAATTGTCTACTGACATAATATATGCGGTTTGATTAACATTAGGTGTGCATCTCGTTTTAGTTAATCGCCCGCTGTGAAGCGCATCCGATTTTCGTCTGATTCGGTAACAGTAACAGCATATAAGCCAAAAACGAGTAATTGACTTAGGTTAAAATAAACAATTTATAGAAATAAAAAAACCCCTACATGTTAATGAAGGGGCTTAGAGGTTGTGGNGTGAATTACTTACCTGCCGACTCTAAAATAGCTTCCCTGTTTTTTTCGTATTCATCATCGCCCATATTGGCTATTTCTTCTTCACTAAATACGCGTGTGGAGTTGTTTCCCGCAGGGCTTGTACCTGTCCCCCTCTGGCGTTTATCAGAGAAAAGTTCACCAAATTGCGATTCATCTAAAAGATAGTCTTGTGGCGTGTAAGGCTTGCCGTCACCTTTATATTTAACACCACCATTTTCATTGTCTTTTAGTACAGCGTTACCATTTTCATCAACTGTGAACTTATCAGCGAATTGTTTTATTACCAACGGCTCATCATCACCAAATGGTTTTATCCAGTCCTCTTTGTACTTACCTTTAACGGTAGACATAATGGAGTTCTTAATAACAGCCTTATTACGAGAATCTATTTGATTCTTTAATTGATCTAATTCTTTCTCATACTTACTTGAAAGCTCCTTAGTAACATTCTGTTTCACTTCGTCAACATCAACAGTAGGCTTTAGTCCTTTTGGCTTACCGTCTTCGCCTAATTGTATATTGTGACGGCTTAAAATGGATTTATGAAACTCTTCATCTTCTAAAAGGTTACTTTTCACAGATTCTTTTGTCTTATTGACGTTTTCCTTAACAATATTATTCACCGCCTCTTCATTAAAATACCCCTTAGGTACATTGTCTGGAGTTATCAACGCAAATCCATCCCCAAGATCTATTTCGTCAGGGCTTAGTTCTACCTCTTTACCGTCAATGTTTGCTTTAATCATATCCTTTTATTTTGTTTTATTAGTGTGTATTAATATACACATTTTGTATTTATTCTTCAATTACACTTGTTCACGGTCGTATTTCCTTCTTAGGAAAGGATTACTGTCAATATGGTCGCGCTGCCGTTGTTGCCAATCTCTTATTTTTTGTTTTGCCTTCGATCGCTCGGCAGGGTCTACTGCTGTTGCATCTCTTCGTTTCCAGCTTTTTATCTGCCGTTCATTATATCTTTGCATTTGTGTAGCTTCATACTGTTCACGGTTACGCGTCTTGCTCATTTCCCTATCAGGGAGTTCTGAAACGCCTTCCGTATAACCTGATGAAGAGTGTTTGCAATTAACATGGAATAATCCTCCCGAAATTGCTGTATCTAAGGATGGGAATCGGTTTGATGACCCGCTTATACTGTACACTCTTCCCTGCCAAGGTTCGCAAAGATCAGATGTCGGAAAATGCTGACTTATTTGTGTTAGGTCTTGCCCTGCTTCCTGCATTCGATTCCATCCGGCCTGGTTGGACGCCTGCATTACAATAGAACGTGCTGATAGTTCGCTGTACGCTTCAAGTGATTGCCTGCGCCCGTTTGAGTAAATAATACCCGCTACTCCCTTGTCAGCAAAATCTCGCATCATAACAGTAGATAGTTCTCTGCGTGTAAGCGTATCAGCGTTTAGAAACTGATTATCTGAACTTGCTATAACTATATCCCTTATCCTGTCTTGATGTTGTCGCAATATCGGAACACGTGTAGCCTCAAATACGTTGTCTGCTTTCTTCCTGAACACACCGTACATGGTGTGGTGTTCGGGATAATCGCTTAATATATCCCTTGCTTTGTCAGAAATTGGTTGGCCTGACAGGTCGGGGATCAAAAGACCTGAACTAACAAACGCTCCCGCAGTAATCTGTGCCCCACTTGGTATCTTAGCTGTTTCTATCCCTCTTTTGTAGGCTGTGGCAAGTTCTTCATCCATCCACGCTTCAGCATCGTTTATGTATGATTCCCATCGGTTTTGTAGACGCTCTAAACGCACCTCTTGTTGGATGGTTATGTCAGGGTCTCGTATTAGCTTGTTCTGTATTCTGCGGAGTTCCTCTAAAGCGAAAAGGGTAAGGGATTCACTTCTTTCTGATATCTCACGAGATAATCTTTCATATGTGTTTTCAGTAATCATTAATCACCTTCAAAAGGATCAGGAATAGATGCCCCTTGCTCTGCGTTTATAGCCTGAACTTCTTCTTCAATCTTCTCTTCCGTCCATTCTGGATGCAGTAACTTGACCTTTTGCTCGGTGCTCATAGCATTGGCTCGGTCTGCGTTCATAATAGCAGAGGAAATCTTTTGAAGTGCCCCCTCAACATCTTTCGGCCTAAAGTCTGTACTCCGTTCAACAAAAGCATGACCCCAACGACTCGGTTCATCTAAATAAACCTGCTCCAATCTTTTAAGCGCCTGATTTTCAAACTCATCAATTGAGCTTACCAGCAATGATAGAAACGCCTCAATTCCTGAATGACTTTCTAACCTTGCACTTGTAGCAGTTACTTGACTTGCCGACTCTGCATATTTTTTAAAAGCATTATGATAAAATTGCTCTACATCATCCTCTAATACAGACTGGAAATCTGACAAGTACGATCCATCAGGAGTTATAAATTGGTGTGATTCCTTATTATAGCTTGGTATTACGTTTGCACCCCCTTTCAGGTTTTTAAGGATAGATCTGTATTCCTTCTCGTCCTGTACGCTAAGGTTCAAAATACTGAAAGATAGGTTGCGCAAGGCAAAGTCTCTGACTGATTTCTTATTGAATATATGGTTCTCTTTAAGAGAGAGTTGATACCCTACGTGGCGTGGAAACGGGATGGACGTTCTATAAATGGGTAATATTCTTTTTCTTCTCTTCGGAGTTTCATAATACTCATATTCACCCGAATCAATTTGAACCATTCCATCATCTGTTTCACGGTATCGAAACCAGCCCTCTAATGTGAATAATGTGTATGTATCCTCTGAGCCGCCCTCTTTAAATATACCCATCCTTTCNGGTCGGCTCTCTTTTACTAAAACTTCTTNAAGTGANCCGCTAGTGGGATGCCAATCTACAACATCAACAGGATTTATAATCTTAATGTGTGCCTCATCTCTATCTGTAACACCCTCTATCAATCCCCAAACGTCATGCAGTACGGTTAAATGAATCCCCGCCTGCATCATCATTGGTGACCAATTCGTACCGTTTAAATCAGCGTTATTATCAATCGAATAAGCAATCGTTCCTCTTACTGGTTCACCATCTTCACCCAATTCACCCCATGACATTTGTTTCTGATCTTCATTACTCGCTGCCACACCGTTAATCCCATCAATAACGGTTGCAAAGTGCATAACAAGATCCGTCACCTTTAATCGCTCATCATAAGCCTTATTATCCTCTCTTTGGTACTTCTGCTGTAAGTAATCACGTATAGAACCACCGTCAGACTCTAATTCACCATAAACGCCCGTATAGTGATCCCAAGCGTATTTCCACTTACTTTTATTTCGTGTGTATTCGGGATTCTCTGTCTTTTTCATATATAAATAAGTTCTGGCTTGAGGTGTTTTCTATCGTTTAAAATCTTATTACTTAGCGCATATCTGCCCGCGTCAATACCGTGATTAAACTTATCTANCGGCTTATTAGTCGGGTTTCCGTCTCGGTCTTTATCCCACGTATAGGAGCTAAATTCCTCGATTANGTTCTTGCTTCCTGAGTGAATATAACATTTATAACGCTTTATTGCATCTATCCCTTGATTGACGCTGTCACGCCCTTTTTCAGCGCCTATAATATGACATCCTTTGCGTTTAATCTCTTCAATACTCTTAGGCTCTGCGCTGTCTGCGACAATCTTTTCTCTGTGTAGTTCCAGTCTTTTTACCTCAGTGGCTATTTCGGGATTTGTTAACCCTGTTCTGTAAAGGTGCTCTTTCCAATACAAATTTCCATGAGCGTATCGTATCTCAATTAGTGTAG